CGTACGTTGTGAGCCAAGGCCATACACTCCGGGTAACGTGCCTGTCACTACGTCTGTCAACCGCGACCTAGAATTCTTATCGTAGTTGTACCACTTTTGTGCGCGGTTGTTTTCGATGAACGTGTCACTCCACACTGTCGTCCGGTAACTCCGTCCGTAGTGGTGGTATACCGGGATCTGCGGGATGTGGAAGATGTTGTATCCGTGTGTCCACAGTCTCAAAGCAAGCGAGTGCTCCTCTCCTGAGAAGTAAAGGTAAGGATCGTACGGCACTTCTTCGCAGACGGAGCCTTGCGCGAATAGGCAGTTGGCGCTCAGTAAGAAACCGTGTACAGGATCTTTGCGACCCAGAACACGTGCGTGAGTACTGACGTACAGATCCTTCTTGAACGTACCGGGGGCATCGACTACGAGGGTCAGCAACCCGTTGTACTTGTACTTCTTCAGATTGTTGATGTTGTCATCGACTGCAGAGAAGGAATGCGGATACGCAGTAATGACCGGCTTATCGTGATACTGCTTCAAGTCTTGATAAGCATTGATCAGGATCTCATCCCAATCAGCATCGAACAGCGTGTGCGAGTCGATCTGCATGAAATAGTCTTCGCCGTTCCACATGGTCTGCGCGGAGTTTCTAGCCCAGCAAGCGCCTCGTGCGTACTCAGGATCTACGCGCAGATAGCGAATCTGCCCGTCATAGGACAATGCTTTGGGAGTAAAGAACTCTCCGGGATACGCTTGATCTACGATGCCGAAAACCAATTGCTGCTTGTATCTCGCGTTGTTATACGCAGACATGACCGTGCTCATCAACAGCGGATCACGGTACGAAATAATACTGATAAAAATTCTAGGACTCATTTGTTCCCCACTAATCTTGTGTATTTCCAACCTTTACCCGTTTCTATGAACCCGGCTGCTGCCAAGGCTTCTAACGAACGGCACCCACCAAACTTGTATTTGTGAGACCGATATGATTCCGGCGTAGCGAACTGGCGCTTACACTCAGTACACCTTCTTTCCTTTTTTACTACGACCGTCACTTTTCAACCTCGCAACTTCTGCACGCAAGTACTTGATCTCGTCATGGCACTGCCACAGAACGCTGCCCACTGTTAAGAATTTAAATTCCGTTGTTGTTGATGCGTCATTGATCTCACGAGGCAACTCGCGGATCAGGTCAAGGATATCATCTTCGATCTCCACGTAGTGCCTCCAATTCATTCCTCAAAGTAACTAGCTCTAACGAAATCACTGTAGCCTCCTCGGATAACCCGGCTCTGCGGATATTCTGCAAAGCACGGTCTATCTGTTGTTGCTGCGTCTGCCCATACCCCCACGGCGCGGCTTTCATTTCGTCTTTCCATGCGCCCGGCGGCGATTTGTCGTCGTATGTTATTGACACGTTCCTCCTCCTTTATCCGGTCGTCGTATTGTTTGATCCCACGGTACACGGCACTAGCCATGTGGTGCTGTGCGATGCCCCACTTCTCCACCAGATCTTTGTACTTCACCCGCTCGTCGTACTTCCTTGCATGAGCCTTGCGCTGCAACAAGTATTTGTATTGATCAAGCGACAGTACTAAGTTGAACCGCGACGGCTTTGTATAAGTCTTCTTCTCAGTCATTGTCTCCAAAATTCCATGCCTTTAAATCGATTATAAATATCGGGTGGAAGAACCGTGTTGTTTACATGGGCTTCCAGTTTCTTCCTTACTGTGTGGAGGTTTGGAAAATTAGTCGCATGATCATACTCAGGAAATGAGTACTCCACATCGTTGAAGTCGTGCTCAAAGTACGGCTCACCAATGAAGTCGTAAATTTCCTTCATGGTGGAATGCGGAGCAGTAACTAAGTCTTGGTACTCCACCAGAAGAAGATGCTTCCGGTAAGGGCCGTAGTAACACTCTTTTAAAGAGTCATACGAATTACGAACATACCCAGTGTCTAGCGCCACTGTTCTTGTGTAGACGTTTAAAGCACGTTCGCCGTAGAGCGAGTCTTCGCGAATCCCTCGCTTTTTGTAGAGGTATTCAAAAGAATTCAACACATCAGCGTAGTCTCTGACAGTACATATTAGTTTGAAGTCAGGGTAAACAGCAGCCAAGTATTCTGGAGTTCTTGTCCACGAACGATCTGTGTTGAACACCACTGGTTTGTTCGTAAAAGAGTAGTACCCATCCACCATGCCTTTCACTGTGTCAGCAATCCTGTCTGGTGGACAGATGATCTTATGCGTCGCAGTCCTGTGGGTGTAGGCGCTTGCTACGGCGCTGACAAAATCAGCCAGCGGGTTCGCTATCTCCGCATAAAACTTTGGGTTTTGATTCAGAATACTTACAAGTAGTGTTGACCCAGATCTTGGCAACCCAGAAATGAAGTGATATTTGTTCACTTCCACTTTCCTCGGGTAATAAATTTATTTAGGAAAACGGCTTTGTGTTTCTCTAACTTACTCCATTCTTGCTCGTCCACTACTTGAACTTTAAATTCAACTTTCTTATCGGTCATGGGGGCCAAATAAACCATTGGCGTACCAGCCCGGAATTCTAATCTCGCGTCTTTTTTATCCACAAAAAAGTTTACAGCAGAACCATGTTGGTCTCTGTAATTAACTATGCCGGGGACTACTCTGACAGACGGCAGTTCATCCATTAACGTCCAGTCTGCCCCAAAAAATACAAAATGAATTCCTGTTTTTTCCCATAAAATCCAAGGAGGAGTTATTTTCACGTGGATTCTATCGCGCATACCGTCTTGATGTTGATGGCTTGGGTGGCTACCTATATGCGAAGGATCGACAGGGTTAGGAAACAGGTAATCGTAATTCCCATCGCTTCTAGTTTGTAAAATAAAGTCAGTCCATAGGGGTATCGTCCAAGTTTTTTGGAATAGATTTATAAACCCTGTACATGTCTTCATGGTAGGCGAAGGGCGGGCAATCGCATACTGCGTACGGTGATGTACGCATTGCTCCAAATTCCTCCACCACTCCGGCACGTAGCTAAAAGATTTTTTAATAGGATAGTTTTGGGCCACTACCGGCTCACGAGTAAAACAGTCTACTACCACTTTTTTAGATTTAAATAAAAACATTAAAGTTCCACCCATCCCGTAAGGATGTACTTCTCTTTATCACCTAGAGGAGGATTTCCCCTTTGCGTGTGCGTAAACCCAGCAGGCCAAATGATCAACCTGCCCGCTTCAGGTTTAATCCTTTTATTTAAGTATAAAAATTCTGTTTCGCCGCCTTCGTCTATATCATTCAGGTAAAGAATAAATACCGCTACTCGGGTACACTCATGCCGGGCCATATCTTCAGAATGCCAAACGTGATACCCCTCGCCGGGTTTAGTCCTTTGAAGTTTGATTGTGTGAATTTCATGACGAGCATAAGTGTTTAGAATTGAATACTTTTCTCTGTATAACGGATATGCAATAGACCAGAAAACATTAGAAAATTCATCGGAGACATATTTAAAACCTAAGTCTTCGTAGAATGCATGGCCTCTAAAATCTATGGCCGAATCGCTAACTACGTGGCGCTGCTTATCAAATCCCTGTACGCGGTTGTAAGTTTTATCAATCTTGTCCCGCACTTCAAATTCATGAATAGCCGTCTTGCATAAATTCTCAGAGAAAATTCCGTCAAATACGCCAACAAAATCGTTTCCAATTTCATACTTTAAAGACGGGTGTCTTTCAAGAAATTCACTGTGCAGCGTTTTCTTCATCATTTGATCTCCAATTCTTTTCGCGTTTCATCACGAATAAGGGTTAACAGTTTGCAGATAACATGGGTCTGAGTACGCCTTCCGTTTGAACCAAGTTCATCAAACTCTTTCGAGTACTCATTAATTGTTTCCCAGTTGATGTATTCCAAACTTCCGTCGTCACCAATTTTAACCCATGTAATTTCTTTCTTACCGGGCGATGTGCCGTCAGGGTTAACTAGATAAACCTCTTCTTCGTCAGACACTTTAAATCTCCTTCGCTACTGCCAACCATTCGTCGGCGTATTCAACGTGTTGCCAATCCTTGAACCACGGCCCACCTCGGGTCATGTGAACAGCGACCGGGTTCGGGCAATCGTTCTTAGTGTGCCATCCTTCAAGGTAGTTATAGGCGATAGGCAACGCACCGATCTGCTCATCACCTGTCCACCTGAACCGATGCAGATACATACCCGTCGCAATGTTCACGGTCTTCGGAGTCAGATTCTGCTTGATGTCAGGATGCCCGCAATTGAACAGCATCAGGCTCGACCAATTCTTACGTGGGTATTGGTGCTGTGCCGCTCCGTCCATCTTCGTCTCTTCCTTCGGCTTGTACTTGTGCTGTACACACATCACCGAATACTTCGGATCAGCGTAGTCTAGTAACCCTGCCACATCTCCTCGCCAGAAGAAGTCACAGTCCATGAACAACGCCCACCCTTCGTATCCTGCAAGATACGGTGTGAGGAATCGGGTGAAGGAGAACTCGGTAGACGACAGCGGATCATGCTCCCGCCAGTACAGATTCTTCTCACGCAGATCGCTCTGCTTGATCGGCTTGATGTTCAGTTCGATGGAAGAGTTACGCGCAAGCGACTCTCGACAAACCTGATACGCAACGTCTTCGCGGCTGTCCCAACCAATAAAAACTTTCACGCTACGTCCTCAAACATCTGCTTACGGTGCGGGCCTTTGAAGTGGAAGATCTTAGAGTCAGCCGTGCCGATATGCTCTGGCAAGCAGCCGTACTCACTCTCGCTGAACACCGTGACCTTGCCTCGACGTTCTGTGGCGATAACCTTCAAGGCTTCCTGATCCCCGTACCACACGTGGTACTTCGGGTCCATGTCGCGCAGGATCTCAAGCAGCCTATCCCACACCGTGTGATCCTTGGCGACGATTGTACAAGCAAGGTACGGGTACACCTCCATAAGGGTTTTCCCTGCGTACTCGGGGAACGAGAGCCCACGCTGCTCGGTGTTAAACTCGGCGTCCCGCTCGAAACTCCTCTGACAAAGCGCAATATCGTTGTCACCCAGCATCTCGGCGGGCTTGATCTTCTTGGTCACCAACATGTCTGTGTCGAGATAGATCGCCGGGTAAGTCAGTTTCGCCATCCCGTACATGCGTAGGCGCTCGGTCATGAGTCGAGTGCGATCAACCTCGTCCTCGATGCGCTGGTCAACCCCAAGTACTTCGGGCGTCGCCTTGTCGGTACACATGATGATCTCTGCTGCCGGGTTCGATATCCGAATCGAACTGACCATCTTCTGCGGGTACGAGATATCGCTTCCCACATGAAAAAACACGAAAGTCTCTATTGTTTCTGTCTTCAGCAAGCCACTCTGCATATCGCGCATGGCCTTTAAATCTTTCGCTGCCGCCTCGACGGGTAGCGTCCACGGCTCAAGCATGTTGCCGCGAGGATAGATACGAACGGACGGATACCACAGGTTCTTACGCCCGACTCGGTGATTCCAGAAGAACAACTTATTGGCATCAAGCAAGAACACTGGCTTGCCTATCGCAGCAGCCAGATGCACCGTGGCATTGCTGACAGAGACCACTGCATTGCACGCAGAGATCAACGAAGCGAGGCCGTCCAGATCCAAGAAGTTATTGATGGCGTTGACCGTGATGATCTTCTTGTCATGCTTCTCTTCAAACTCTGCGATCTCCTGCAACATGTCGGAGTACTGCAGGTTTACGAACTTGACGTTGGGGATGTTGAACAACGGAAGCATTGCCTCTAAAGCCATGCTCTTATGCTGTCCGATGACGCCCGCCTTACTTGACCACGAGATGCCGACTACAAAGTCCTTGTCAGTCACGCCCATCAGGTTACGGAGCAGGTCGCGCTTCTCAAAATCAGGCTTGAGATAGTTAGTCGATACGTTCTTCGGGAGGTCTGACAATTTCTTAATGAAGTGCTGCGAGATGCTACCCATCGGCAGATGAGCGGCGTTCTTCCCCAACTTACAACGATCTGTCGGTCCAATGAACTCGATGTCAGGGAATGATCTTTTGTATAGCGGCACAAGACGATGATCGATCATCACCGTCAGGCGTTTGACCTGCTTCTTCAGGAGCGGCAGGAAGGTTGTGTAGATGATCTGGTCACCAACGCCTTGCTCTTGCCATACAAACAAGTGATCGCACTCCATGCCCGGCTGCCATTGCGGGCGAGTGGTATGAAGTTTGGCCGTCTTGAAAGAGTTACTGCCCCACCGGGACTCGTAACCGCGCCACCCGTTTTCAAAGTCGTGCAACTGAAGATCGAGGAGTGCCTTCGTCCATTGCACATCTGCGTTCGTCGGATCGATGGCAATCGCGGAATTAAAGTCTCGCTTGGCAAGCGACCATCGTCGCATCTCCCAATGGCATCGACCACGCTGCAAGATAGCGCCTGTCATCATGCCAATGCAGTCTGCGATGTTACTGAACGCATTAGCAGCCTCGTCGAACTTGTCTTGGCTCGACAATTCCGTAGCGTGTTTAAACACCGCGTCCATCATCTGGGGCAGCGTCTGCGATTCTTTCTTTTCTTCGGGCATACTTTTTCCTCAAGCGTCCTTGATATGAATATCAAACATATCTCTCGCCACGCAGCCACGCTCATAACAACCGGGGTCAAGAAACTTAACGTCCTCTCTCAATCTGTCGAGTTCCTTTTCTTGTTCAACCCAACGTATTTCACTCTGAGCCAAACGCTCCTCAAGAAATTCAATCCGCGCTCTGAGTTTCTGCTTGGACTCAAAAAAAGATTTTAAGAATTTAATAATCATGGTCTTCGTATCTCCTATGTTCACCAGTAATCCCTCCCGCCTCTTGATGCACCCCAACTCGGGGGTGGTACGTGTGCCCACTCACGGCGGCGATACTCGTCGCGGCGTTTAAAAAAGTCTAATAACCAACGGATCATACGGCCTCCTGCGGAATGATATGCAGTAAGGTGAATGGAATGGACATCGCTGTCTTCCTACCATCGCGAGGATAGATCAGCATACGGTTCGGGGCTTCGATCATCAACGCGTTGACTACGCCTTTCTCAACCCCTTCAAAGTCGTCGAAGATAACCACAGTCTTCTCGTGAACGATCTTACTTAACGGCTCGATGTCATCCTGACCCAGTCGTCCGTCGAGGTACACGAGATCAACCTTCACTTCTTTTGCAGCGAGGTCTCTGAACATGTCACAAGAGAGCGTCTTGGGATACTGAATGACGTTCGCAAGCATCTCCAGATTGATATTGTTCGACGCATCGCATGTATGGATCACAGTCACATCAGGCGTAGCCAGATCCATCACCATCGTGGACACACCGATGAACGTACCCACCTCGGCAATGACCTTGGGCTGAAAGAACTTCACCACCTTGTACAACTCAAACGCGTCATCCACCGGCACAGATCCGGTGTTGTAATCGGCCTGAGATCGTAGTGCTTGCTGATCTTCAACGATCTTCTCAATCTTTTCATACGGGAAGTCGCCCACCTTCTCGTCGATGATGCCCCACACGATGTCACTCAATCGCTTGCGACCAATCTCTATCGGCTTCATGCTGCAACCTCCTTCTCCATCTTGTATGTCTTCTCGACCACGCCCTTCTCGCGGTTACCGACAAAGCAGGATCGCACAAAAGTCTGTGCCCCGGTCGATAAGTTACGCAAGTGAGCGCGTCGGAAGTGATACCTCGGGCCATCTCGCTCGCTGCCCTCCCGTGTGCCCAGCGTTTCTTTGACCGTGCCGTGTGGCAACTTCAGCACGTGATACTCAAACCCACCCACGCCTGCCTTCTCAAACGTGCGAGTGCGTGTGTATGACTTATCCTTGCGGGTCTCCAACGTCGCGCCTACGCGCAGCGCATGACAGGCTTGCACTACGAGGCTAATGTCCGATTGATATTCGCTGAAGACTGCCGCGCCCCGATCTATATCTTTTTGATCTATGTACTCGGCTTCCAGTATGTCAAGGACTTGCGCTTTGGCTGCCCACCCTTTTGGTCTATCTTCAAACCTTTGCACTTGAAACGGATCAAACACCGTAAGGGAGTGTGGGGAAAACGCCCATCTCTTTATGGATTCGTAGTAGCAAACGCTATAAAACGCGATCCGCGTTTTTTCCTCATCTTCCGCTGTCTCCGGACTTAATTGTTTTTCGTCCAACACCAAAGCGATTCGCTTCGGTGGATTCTCTAATTGTGACTCCTCACCGTGATACTCGTATTTCGGATTTAAAGGCCCCTCCATGTTGTGCGTCCACGGAAATTCAAACGAGGTAATCGGAGCAGGTAACCCTGTCAGAGATACGCACTCCTGATTCGTCGGCCCCGTGTGTTTGTTGTCCCGATAGATTTCTCCGTTTGGAGGAAGCACTACGTGTTCGGCTCGCCGCAGCAAATCGGCTACTACAAGGTGAGCCACATACATCTTTGCGTACTTCTCTTGCTCCTTGCCGCGAGTTGCGTCAGCAAACACTCTCAATCGCCTTGCCGCCTCCTCCAGATCCCTCACCGCCTCGGCAGCGTACTGCGGGAGGTAGTCCTTCCCGATCATGCGTTCTTCCTCTCAGTCAATAACTCTAAAATATCTACTATTATGTTTATAAACAACTGTGCTTTTTCTGGTTCGTTGTTCACGCAATTAGAATGTGCTTGATCGGCGGCAACGCGCAGCGTGTAGTTAAGACTGTGCCTAACAGACTGATTCACACTAGGAAGAACCTGTGACGACATTCCCAACGGAGGATCTTCATCCAACAACTTTGTATTTAAACTCAAGTTGTAACCTGCCAATACTTCTTTCACTTCTTGCAAAGATTTTCTTCCAAAACCGGGCATCCGAAACAGTTCTACTTCAGTTAACTGCACAAGGTCTTTTACCTGCTTGATACCCTCCGATGTAAAACAGTTCGCAACGCGAATCGTAAATTCAAGTTCATCTACAGGAGCAAGTAAAATATCTTTGTACTTATTTTGTAGTTCTTTTAAATTCGCGTTCATGCGTTCTTTCTCGCGTTGATCTCACGCTGCAAGTACCACGCAGCCTTCTCCAGATCTTGGATCGGGTCACCCTTCTTACCCGCACGGCTGACATACTTCACGACGTTGCCCAAGCGATAATTTAAATCCTTCGCCTCGATGAAATCGATGGTCTCGATGCCGCCAGACTTGTAGTGCGATGGGTGATTGACGAGATCGTTATCAGCAAGAATTTTCATGGCTGCGTATTCGTGTTGGGGTTGGACGAACAACTTCGTCGGCTTCTTATCCAAATCGAAACAAGCATTTATCCCCGGCATCAACTCATTCAACAATTCTTTGCGCGTGATCTTCGGCTTCTCAATCACATCGAGTGCCTGCTTCATCTCTTTCACCGCCTTCACAATCTTCGACGGCTTGCTCGTCTTCACGGCCTTGAGATATTTCTTCTCGGCCTTCACCACCTTCGGGTCGTGGCTGCGCTCGGGCTGCGTTTTCTTTTTCTTCTTGTCCAACCACTTCACGGTGTGAACGTAAGCGGGTCTAATCTTCAACTTCTTGGCAATCTCGGCGGTGCTCGCACCCTTCGCCAACATGCGGCGTACTTTGTCAGTCATCTTCATTTAAATCTCCTCAATCAGTTTGCGTAGGTTCTCTACGTTGGTTTCGTCGATCACAAAGACGCGCCCACCTGCGTCCCTGATCCTTTGCATGGTTGCCTCTTGCAAGGCGGTGGGCTTGTTTCCTTTTGCCTTCGTCTCTACTGCTAGGAACTGGTTTCTGTAGCAGATCAGAAAGTCCGGCGTTCCTGAATGCCCGTAGCCCGATGCCACAGGCATGGCGTAATACGCCCCCATCTCGGTCAGGGTCTTCTTAACCTTGGCTTTGACCTTGGCCTCGGGGGTCATGCCGCAGCCCTCACCTCTCTAGCCAACACCGACTTGATGCAGTCAACGGCGTTTAAATTCATCCCACCGATGTGCCATGTGGTGATCATCTCTGGCGTGAGTCCGTAGTACGCGCCATCTCTCCAGTACATCCCACCCATCTTCCAATCGTAGACCGATGCCGCGATGTATTTGTCTTGCTCTTCATCGTAGAACGCGATCAGCCACTCGACCTGTACTTTCCCATCAGCGCACTCGCGTGGCTCACCAAACGCCGCTACTAGGTCTTCATACCGCGCATTGATGAAACCCTGATACGAGGATTTCTTTTGGGCGATCCGGTGATAAAAGTCCCACTCGACCTTCTCCCATGTGCCGCGCTCCCACACGCCAGAGGTAATGTCCTTCATGGCGTATCTCCGAAGTCCAACTCCAACTGGCCGGTGATCTGGGATCGCACACGCTTGGGCTTGCGCTCGATGTATCTGCTTAAAAAGACTGGAGTGCGGCGACCCATGTACGCGCCTAGCACGTTGTATTCCATGTACTCGATGGCATCCTCGGGCGGCATCCCGCTCTTCTCAAGAATGTTGAGGCACTTGTCGTAGTCATAGATCGCTACGCGCTGATTGAACTGCACACCCAGACCTAACAGGGCGTCATCGAACCCATCAGCATAGATAGGCTCGTCGCTCTCCTCGTCGTGACGTTGGAGTTCTTCTTCCTGCTGCTTGATCCAAGCGGCGTCACGGTCTTGGTCTTCCCACCAATTTTGATCTTTGCTCATGATTGCTTTTCCTTTGATGAATGTAAGTTACGATTTGAATCTAATCTAATCTTTTGAGGTTGTCTATCTAAATTCAACTCCGACTCGCACACCAAACTCCTCTAGCATCTTGACTGCCTCGGCAGGGAGCGAGAACACACCATCGTAATCGGTCAGCACCGAATGGATCGAGGGGTCTGGGTCTTCCTCATCTTGGTCGAACCAAAGCCCGATCTCGGTCAACTCTTCGAGGTCAGGCACATCCCACTCGATGAAGCCCCGCCTCCCGTCGGCGGTTATATACAGCGCCATCACGCTCTCGTGTTCTCCAAGTGATCGCTCACCCCACGATCCCTCCATGATGAGAGAGGATTTAAATGTCTTGGTCGCGACTTGTTTCATGCTGCTTGCTCCTTAACTTGCTCGATGTACTCCTCGGCATGGACACAGCCGAAGTCAGTAAACGCCTCGTCGTCCTCCGTCCACATCTCGTCGGCCAGTTGTTCAGCCTCGATGGCATCCGCTGCCTCGACCTCGATCTGATAGATCCGGTGCTCGATCCGGGCGAGCGACACTAAAAACTTCTTCATAACTTTACCTCCTTCACGCTCACCGTCTCCTCGTCGTAGTGCTCGGCCATGTTGAAATCCGTGTTGAATTCCTCGTGTGCCTCCTCGATTGCCTCATCGATATCTTCGGCCTTGACCCGAATAGTCTTGGTCACCGTGCCACGAACGGTTACGTCATAAGTTTTCATGCTGCGTCCTCCTCTCGGTACATCCGCCGCAACTCCTCGTTCTCCCGCGCAA